TTTGGTATAGATAAAGTAGGACCAGTAACAGCAGAGAAGATACTGGGAGAATCTAAAACACTAGAACAGATGTGGGAGAAGGTAGTAGCTGCGTATGAGAAAAAGAAATATGACTTTGCTGATGCTGTACTTAACGCACAGCTTGCAAGAATACTGAGAGATGGAGACTTTGATTACAAGACAGGAGAAGTATCTCTCTGGACTCCATAAAAAAACCAGTAACTAATGGCGGTCAGCTACTGGAATTTCCGTGTTTAGTAAGGCTAGATCGGAAGGGTTCCTTCGCACTTGCCTAAGGTGCTTAGTCCGCATCAGAGAGAGGTTGGCTGACCTAGTATTTAGCTAGGCATAACAACTCCGATCAAAGTAAACAGTCAACAATCCTAAACTACAGAGGTCTTAGACGTTCGACTTGTTCATTGGGGAAGACTGCTCATCACCACCTTATCACATAAATTTAAACCTGCTATACTTTATTATCAAAAGTGAACTACAATATATATAAATCTTACTAATCATGTCATCTGAAAAGCTACCAGTTATTACAGATGAATTGATTTTTGCCTTAGATCAAATCTTTCCTAATCGTCATCCTGATTTGTCATTAACTGATAGAGAGGTATGGTATAGAGCAGGGCAACGATCTCTTGTTGATTATCTTATAGAACAACAAGCTAGGCAAAAAGAAACTATGCTCACTGAATCAGTCTTGGAGAATTAGTCATGTGTGTTTTTAGCAGACCAAAACCACCACCTTTACCAAAACCAGAGCCTAAAGATTCTCCTATAGAAGATACTGCTGATAAGGTTGTTATAGGTAGTAAAAGATCTTTACCAGGAAAACAAAAGAAAAGTATTACCAGTAGAAGAATGGGTAGACGTTTAGGTACAAGGTCTTTACAGATACCATTAAGAACTGGTACTGCTGCTGGTAATTTAAATTATCCTTTATAAAATGGAGTATTCAACACCTGGTAAGACTGCTGCTGGTAGGTATGCACAACTAGAAAGTAATAGGTCTAGTTATTATGATGACGCAAAAGATTGTAGTAAATTAACCATACCTACTCTTATACCAGAGACAGCTACAGGTACTAGAGCCAATACAAAAACTCCCTTTCAAGCAGTAGGAGCTAGAGGTGTTAATAGTCTTGCAAGTAAATTATTATTTGCCTTACTTCCTCCATCAACAGCATTTTTTAAACTAAGTATTGATAGTCTTGAATTGTTGAAGCAAGGACAGGAAGGACTAGAGACTGAAATAGATAAAGGACTTAGATCTATAGAAACAGCTTTGATGAATGAGATAGAAATATCTAATGACAGAGTTGCAATGTTTGAAGCTCTAAAACATTTGATTGTTGGTGGTAATGCTCTTCTGTATTTAACAGATGAAGGGTTAAAAGTTTATCCACTATCAAAATTTGTTTGTAAAAGAGATGCTGTCGGTAACGTCCTAGAAATTATTACAAAAGAATCAGTACATCCACAAGCTTTACCTGCTGAATTTATTGAACAGATTAGACAGAAAGAAAACTATGATGCTGAAGAGATGGATAGTGATCTTGATATATACACTTACGTTAAAAGAGTTGATGATAATCATTTCTGGTATCAGGAATGTAAAGGAGAAAAGATACCAGGTACTGATGGCAAATCTAAATTAGATGTATCTCCTTGGATTTTATTGCGTTTTATTAGATGTGATGGAGAAGACTTTGGACGTGGATATGTCAGTGAGTACAAAGGCGACCTAATTAGTTTAGAAGCTTTGATGCAAGCAATTATAGAAGGTGCTGCTGCATCAGCTAAGACTCTATTTCTTGTCAATCCTAATGGTGTAACAAGAGCAGCTACTTTAGCTAAAGCTCCTAACGGTGCGATACGAGAAGGAAGTGCTGCTGATATTTCTGTGATGCAAGTCAACAAGGGTGGAGACTTCAACGTGTCTTTCTCAGCCATACAACGTATTGAACAAAGACTTGAGACTGCTTTCCTCATGGCTAGGTCTGTACAGAGAGATGCAGAAAGAGTGACAGCAGCAGAAGTTACTATAATGGCTAATGAATTAGAAAATAGTCTTGGTGGCATTTACTCCATACTTACTCAAGAGTTTCAATTTCCATATCTAAAACGTAGGATGCACATGCTTGTTAGGTCTGGTAAAGCTCCTAAGTTACCTGAGAAGTTAGTAAAACCTAAGATAGTTACTGGTGTTCAAGGTCTTGGTAGAGGTAATGATCGTAATAAGCTTGTTGAATTTATTGGCACAGTAAGTCAAGCTCTTGGTCCTGACATCATGCGTCAATACATGAATGTAGATGAAGCCATAAAACGACTAGCAAATTCCATAGGAATAGATACTGCTAATCTAGTAAAGACACAAGAAGAGATACAAGCTGAAATGCAAGCTGCACAACAGCAGCAGCTTATTCAACATCTTGGACCTGCTGCTCTTGGATCACCACTTCTTGATCCTAAAAACAATGCACAAGCACAACAACTAACGGAGGAATCTGATGCCCAACAAGAAGTCTAGTTCTCGTGACAGAGATGAGAACGGTAAGTTTGTAACTGCAAAAGCAGTTGTAAGTAAACTAGGTGTTAGTGATGAAAATCCTGTTTCTGCAAAGAAAGGGGATGTCAAAACTAGACATGGCAGTACAATTACAACTAACTAGGTAACTATCTTATGGCCCAAGCACAAGTCGCAGTAAATGAAACTCCTCCTATGTCTGAAGGAGATTTGGAAACTCTTGCTAAAAATGAGACAGATGAAAATGGTCTTATCCTTGGTAAGTTTAAATCTGTTGAAGATCTAGCTGCTAGTTATAAAGAACTAGAAGGTAAGTTAGGTAGTCAACCAAAAGAAGAAACACAACAAGAAGCTACTACAGAAGAGACTGAAACTGAAGCAGAAGATTTTAATGCAGTAGAAGCTTATGGTGAAAACATTGCAGGGATTTTAGACGAAGCAGGTATAGATGCTCTGGATTTAAACAATAGGTTCCAAGAAACAGGTGAGCTTAATGAAGATGACTACAGCAAATTAGAAGCAAAAGGTTTACCCAAACATTTGGTTGATACTTATATAAAAGGTTTACAAGGTGGTGATGTTGATGCTACTGAAATAGCAACAGCAGAAATAGAAGGTATTAAAAATTCTGTAGGTGGTGATGATAACTATACTAAGATGACAGCTTGGGCAGAACAAAACTTATCAGATCAAGACGGCCAAGCTTTTAATGATCTGATGGCACAAGGTAACGCTGCTCAAATTAGAATGGCAGTACAAGGTCTTTATTCACAATACACAAATGCTATGGGAGTTGAACCAAACTTAGTAACAGGCAAGGCTGCAACAAGTGGACCTACACCTTACAGATCTACAGCAGAAGTAGTAGCTGCTATGTCAGACAAACGCTATGGTAAAGATGTTGCCTACACAGAAGACGTCCAAAGACGTTTAGGTGATAGTGATGTCTTTTCTACTAGATAACTAACCATGCCTTATTCTAAAAAACAAATGAAAATCGCTAGGGTAGCAAAACCTAGAGATAAAATTACAAGAGAAGATCTTATGATCTTAAGAAAGAAACCAAAGAAAAATGTCAAGAGATAGTCTCAAGATAAAGAAGGTACATAAGAATCCTACTGGTGGTTTATCACAGAAGGGTAGAGACTATATAAATAAAAAAACTGGCAGCAAATTAAAACGACCTGTTACTAAAAAATCAGGTCTTACTAAATCAGAAAAGGGAAGAAAAAAATCTTTCTGTGCAAGGATGGGAGGTGTTGAAGGACCAATGAAAAAACCTAATGGTGAACCAACTCGTAAAGCACTTGCATTAAGAAAGTGGAATTGTTAACAGTTTTTTGTTAGTATTTCAATAACTTCTATAAACATTTCTCAATATCAAAGTGCCTGATGCGTCAGACAACGCTGAGAGAACGGAAGGGCTACACAGAAGTTCCAAAGTAAACACATTAATCTAAGAGGAAACTCATGGCTAACGCTACAGTCTCACGCTTAGGTTTGGTTAATAACTCTGGTACTGGTTATGATGCCTTATTTCTTAAGGTCTTCTCAGGCGAAGTTCTAACTGCTTTCTCTGAAAATAACATTTTCAACGACAGCCTTCAGACCGTCCGTACAATCAGTTCTGGTAAATCAGCACAGTTCCCTGTTACTGGTACAGCTACAGCAGCGTATCACACAGCAGGAACACCTCTTGTTGGTGCTAACCAAATCTTAGCTAACGAAAAAATCATCTCTATTGATGATCTTCTAATTGCACAATCATTTGTTCAACAATTAGATGAGCTTAA